CTAAGGTTAGTTCAAAGTTTACTAAGTCTTCATCAGTATATCCTTGTGAATATAAGTGAACAACTGCGATTTTTGTTAATTCTGATACGAGAATTCTTTGTATTCTTTCAATGGTTCTGGCAAATCTAACATCTTCTGCTGCTAAGGTTGCTTTACCACCGACATTTTCATCAAAACCTAAGAATGCTTTTGGTACTCTTAGTGATGCTAATAATTTGTTTTTCAAATATTCAATGTCTTCTGTTGAATCATAATCAATACCACCTAATTCTGATATTTCAGTTCCACTATCTCCACCACGAACTGGCATAAAGAAGTCTTCTGTTAGGTTTTGCATATTGTATTTTAAATTATATTCACCTGTTGCTTCGTCAATGATTGGTGTCTTCTTCATCTTGTTGATGATTCTTTGCATATAGTTATCGACTTCTGCTGGTGGAATATTTCCGATATCAATCTTGAATACTCGTTTAGAAGGTGCTCTCATAATTCTATGAATTAACATAGCGTCTTCCATTAAAGTTAATTGTTTCCAAATCTTTCTCGTAGATTCGACCATAGATTTACCATAAGGTAAGAAATTACTATCATTTGCTAATCTGAAGTGAGCGACTTGAAAGTTTTCAAATTCAATCTTACCCTTACTTGACTTTTGGCCAAAATACGGGTGTGCTCCTTCAATACTTTCTAAGTAGAACTTAGTGTAGTAAGGATTTTCAGGGTCTTCTCCCTCTGCTCTTATGACTTCATAAGGTGACAATGGAACAACATTTGTGATTCCGTATTTTTCACTAATGTCTAAGTGTAAAAAGAAGTCTCCATACTTAACCATATTACGAACCCAAGGCCATAGATTGAACTCGATGTTCATTATGTCATAGAATAAGTTATTTAAAATTTCTTTAATGTTTTCATTGTCTGTTTTAATATCTATGACTTGACCATACTCACCTTTCATAGTTGACTCATCTGAATAAATATCTAATGCAGAAGATATGATTGGGTCTGAATCCATTGATTCATAATCCTTAAACAATGCTAATCTTGCCGCCATAACTTGATGAACGGTTGAATAACCTGTTCCTACTAAATCTAAATTAGTATGTAATTTAGAATATCTATCAACAAGATGACTCTTGACTTGTTTTTGAACTTGGTCCGTATCGGCAATCTTTAATTTCTTACCACCTACGTTTCTTACGATTACATTCGTTGCGAATAATCGTTGTAGTCTTCCAAATAATGTTGTATCTGCCATTTTTTCCTCACTTTATAAGAGCCACTCTATTGACTCTTTCTCTTTTCCTGTATCCCACTCCCAACTATCGTTTTTATTCGCATCATCGTTAGTGTATAAACCTTCATTGTCCATCATTTTGGTCAATGTTTTTTTTGTTAATTCCACACCTTGTGTTCGTAATCTTAATGCAGTATCACGAACCCAAAGTCCAATTGCAAAAGACATTACGAGGTCATCATTGTATCCTCGCATTGCTTCTGCTCTGTTATTTATATAAACGAAAGTCTGTAATTCATCAATCAAACGATTACTACGAACCACTACACTTTCCTCTCTAAAAAATTCTTCTAACTTACTAATAATTAGTGGTCTAGTCTTAGAAGTCGTTGAAAAACCAGCAACCATTTTCCTTTCTTCACTATAATGTTTGTTCGTCACTTGGTGTTGAACATCAACATATTGTAAGTCTTTACTTGTATAAAATAGATTAGGGTAATCCCTATCTATAATTTGTTGGATTGTTGCCCAACCAATATTATTGTTCTCTACTATAAGTAGAGCATCGTTATATTCTGTTGCTATACTTACCAACATATTTCCAAAATCTTTGGTACTTACTCTACCTTTGTATTCTGCGACTTGTGTTAAACTTTCCAATTCAATAATGTGAAACGCAGAGTAGTCTGCACTATCTCCACGACCAACATCCGCACATACAATATAATCCTTTGAGTAATCGGCAGGTTCCCAAACCCACATATTTGTATCAACACCTCGTTTTTCCATTGGGTCTTTTACACTTCTTTTTCGTAAGTTCTCCAATAGTGTTGCGTCAATCACACCAGTACCTGAAGTTAAGAAGTCACAATCACACTCTTGTGCTGCACTTCCTATTCCAAGTAAAACGTTTTGCTCATCTCTCCATTCTTGCTCTCTGTCTGGATGAACCGTCCAATGTAATTTAATTGGATTAAAGAAACCTCTACCTTCTTCAGCTTCTACCCAAGTTTTGTGGAACCAATTACCCACACCATTTGGTGTTGACAATGCAATACATTGACCACCAGTTGTTAGTGTGGATTGAGCTGCTGTCCATATATCATCTATCTTATCGATAAATGCTGCCTCGTCCAATATCAATAATGATAGAGCTTCTGAACGAGCTGCTTCTGGACCTGATGATACTGCTTTAATCTGTGAACCATTACGATATCTCAGATTTAATTTGTTATCTTCTACACATCTTTGTTTCAACCAACTCGGTAGATTTGCGTGCATAACACGAACTTTCGTTACCAAGTTTTTTGCTACTTCTTGTTTGGTTGCAATTACCAAGATGTTTTTGTCTTGTTGGAAAGTCATCATCCACAAACTATATCCAGCTGTCAATGTTGAAATACCCAACTGACGAGCTTTCAAAATAACATTCATACGATGTTCTTGAAATTCGTTGACTACTTTATCTTGAAAATTATATAATTCAAAAGGTATTTTCCCCCGTATCGGATGTTGTATCATACAATACTTTTTCATAAAATATGCAGGGTCTTGTGCACACTTTACATATTCCTTCTTAATTACATCTTTTAATTGTTCTGCCATTAGTCTACTATCTGACCTGCTAATTTAACTGAAGTAGCAGTTAATGCTACACCAAATGTAAAGTATAACCATTTGTTTTCATACCATTTAGGTCTGACAAGTTTTACTTTTTGTTCAAGTAGTTTATTAGTGTCTTTTAGTAGAGTAAGTTGTGTTGTTTTGTTTGCTATCAACATAGAGTCTATCGCTGCAGTTGCTTCCAATCTCTTTACCATAGCTTCATAATCTTCAACTAACGATACATTTAAGCTATCTTTTAGTTCTAATTCTTTAATTGCATTGGTAAATCCTAATACTTGGTCTTCCGTGAAAGAATAAGTCTTAGGTTCTTGGATATCTTGTGCGAACAAAAGTCCTACGAATAGTATGTATATAATATATCTCATATATATAAATATATACTATTTAGAAAACTTCTTCAAAAATTTTACTGCGTCATCTGCATTATCTTCTTTTACTGCTTCTGATGCTTTTTCAAGTTGTTTTTTAGTAGTAGTTACTTTTCTTTTAAGTTTTGCCACTTCTTTTTTGTTAACTCTCTTCTTTGATTCAAGAACTTTTACTTCTTTTTCAAGTTCTTTAACTTCATTGTCTTTAACTTTGATTGCTTTATCAAGTTCTTTGACTTCTTTCTTTTGATTACCACCAAAGAATAGATTCATTATCATCTGTATAATGTTACCCATTATTGTGCTCCTGTTAGTTGTTGTTCTGCTTTTTCTACGATTTCTCTCTTTTCTCGTATAAAATCTCTTGCTTCTTGAATAGTTTCTTCAAATTTTTCTTTACCCATTTCCCATTTGTCTGCTTCTAACATTGGTGTATTTACACCTACATTATTATACCACTCTTTCTTACCGCCTGTTTTTTCAAAGTCTGTTATACTTTGTTCTAAATCTTTTAATTGTGATTTTTGATTTTCTAACATTTTCTTTTCTGCCCATTCATCAAACTTACCTTTAACTCTAAGTTTGTTTTCCATTTCAACTTGACAATCAAAACAATGTCCCATCATTCTCCAAAACTTATCATCAAGTTTTTTCTTCATTGCTTTTTTACATTCGGGACAAAACCAAGGCATTCTTACTGATGCCATAATATCGGTCAATTCTGATTTTCTTGTTTTACCACCTTCATTTTTCTGTGCTTCGGGTGTATATCCAACTATCGACCTTTTTTCTACCTCTTCACCTCTTAGTAGAGACGCTAATGCTTTATTCTCTCTTTCTGCTTCTTTTGATTTACCTGCCATAACCTATCTCCTTAAAATTTTAAACTACCTAATATTTGATTGACTGGTGCAAATGCTCCTGTAAACTTGTATATATCACCTTTGTATTTAAACACAAGTCCTTCCGACGGTACAATCGAACTTGCTCCACCGATAGCTTCTAATTTTTCTATTTGTATTTTTAACTTACTTAATTTTTCTACATTATCTGGTTTTTGTAAATCCTTTAATGCTTTTACCATATCTTGTCTAATTTTTTGAACTGCTGCTTTTGGTGATACTGCTAAGAAACCTGACATATTTTTTAATATTTCTGCTCCAACTTGAAAAAATAATATTTCAAATGGTTTTACATTTTCT